ATACAAAGTGCACCATTAATAACCTGAATTGTGCCCATAGCCCCTTCTAGTGTAGTCAACCCAACATAAGACAACATTCTAAGAAGAGGAAAATATTGAAGTTTTTCTTCTAACCTAACTAGAAGGTTAACGTCTTGAATGTTGTAGTCAATAAACTTATTCCAATCTTCATCAGACAAAGTAGCAAGATTGCTATCACCATAGTCAATCTTACGCTGACCTAACTCTACCTCTCCAATAGCATCAAGCTTGTATGATTCTCTTAATTTTAAGCAAAATCGTTTATACACATCTAAGTAGTCTAAACAAGCAACCCCCTCTATATAAAATCGCTTTTGCTCTCTACCGAATTGCCCCCTAATAAGTCTAGAATATACTCTACCTAATGGAGATAACCTATTAACATACTCCTGGCCAAGTATATGCTCTATTCGACCAACAATATAAGGAATATCAAAAAATTCTGAGTTCCAACCACTTAAAATATCCGGGTAATCACTTTCAAGATACTCCAAAAATTTAATAAACATATCACGCTCATCTCTACAGTGAACATAATTTAAATCAGGTCGACCCTTACCGGTATATGGCTTAATTCCAAAGGTATGAAACTTTTTTGTAAAGTTATCGTAACATGTAATTACGTTTACTACATGATTAGGATTGTCTACATCTGGAAAAGAATCAGGTGAATATGTCTCAATATCAATTAAGCATACTCTCAGTGGATGTGTATTAAATTCTGGCTTCTCATTTTCCTGCCAATACAAATCTAATAAGAATTGTTGTTGAGGTGGAGCATTTTCAAATACTCGTTTTATCCCTGAGTCAGATAGAAATCTAGATCGATTAAATCTGTTATTAAATTTTTTCTTCTTAACCTTAGTACCGTAAATAGAAGTTTTATCGCCCCTATTATCTTCAATATAAAGATAGGGCTCAAATGAACAGGTGTGCATTACCCGGTTACCATCCTTATCCCAAGTAAATAAATTAATGCACTGATCCCTGTTGTTATAAACAACGTTACGATATGACATCTACATCTATTATAATAATGTAGTTCCTAATTCCACTCTTTTAGGAATTTTCTCTCATTACTACCCCATGGGGTATTTAGTGCCTCTAGATGAGCTCCTATATTTTGATCAAGCTCTAAAATTCTCTTTAACCCTATCTGTCTAAGCTTATGAATATTTTGAAAATATCTATTTCTTTTTTTCCAATTTAATATTCGCTCTATTTTATGTTCAAATTCTTCTATTGTTGTAAACCTTAGCTGCTCCGGAGCTGTATGATAAGTTTCCATATCCTGACAGAGACAGGGCAGCCCTAATATACATGCTTCAATAAATTTAATATCAGATTTAGATCGATTAAAATCATTTACCTGTAATGGAGCTACCATTAACTGAGCGTTTAAATTAGCAATAAATTGTGGATATTGTAAAAGTGTTTGCCACGGGTAAAATTCAATTTGCCTGCTCTGCACCAAATCTTGAAGTGGTGGAGGAAACGCGCCCACAAAAACCCATTGATATTTATTAACTGTAGCTCTTATAAAATCTCTTACTTCTGATAGATCGTCCTTTCCTCCAGTTTTATTATCTACATCATAATGGGCTCCGGAGCCGGTATATAAAATACGTGGCTTTCTTCTATTATTTTCAAATTCACGCTCTATTTTTCGTGGGTCAAACAAATACCCCATCCACCCAGTTGGGACAAAGTTTGGAATTACAGTAATTTTTTGTTGACCCGTTTTTTCTTGATATAATCTTCTCATAAAGTCGCATGTCACTGTTACTTCATCTACCATATTAATAATATCAACACAATTTTGTCGAATTTCTTCAGTATCAAACGCAAACTTAAACTTATTATAATCAGGTATACATTCTTTAAATACTACATCATCTACCTCATAGATAATTTTAAAGTCGTGGCTTTGCTGTACTTGCTTTAAATACTTAACAAATTCTTTTTGCTGTGAAGAAGCTTGTCGCTGAACCTTAACGCACTTAACACCGGTATACCAATTTGGATCTGCAACCATAGCTGTTGTTGATTGTGACATTCCGTCTCCTCTTGCGTTAATTACAGCTTCAGGCCACAATATTCTCCAATGCCCACATCCAGAATAGTCCGCAAGATAGTTTATATATCTCGGTAGAGAGTGCTCAACGGGCTGTTGTTGTTGTGGTGGTGGTTGCGAATTTGCATCTAACTGTACCCCGACAATTGGAGAAGCTAAAGGCTGTGGAAAGGGTGATGCGCCAATCATTTTTATATATAGTTTAAATTTCTGTATAATCTACACGTCGTGTAATACCATTTTCCTTTTCTAAGAAAATAACATCTCCAGTGACAGCTTTAATTGATTCTTTTCTATGTGAAATAACTATAGAGCATTCATTTAGCTCTTCTACTCTATCTTGTAAAATTTGTGTTATTAGCTCAATACCCTTTTCATCAAACGAAGAATCAAACAATTCATCATAAATTGCAATATTATATTGAACGCCTCCTTGTAGTCTTCTTATATCTGAAAATGTAAATAAGCATGCCAGGTCAATTGACTTGCGCTCTGCCCCCGAAAAATTAAAATAGGAACAGACCTTATTTTTTTCATTTAAAATTTCTTCTTCAAAATACTCATTAAAGATACAAATGGAATTAGAGTCTAAACGCTTAAGATAGTGTAATAGCTTGCTATTTAGAAGCTCTAGCAGCTTATTTACAATATACGACTTTACACCCTCTTCCGAAACCACATATTTTACAATATCTAGCTTAGCTAACTGATCTCTAAACTTGTTAACTTTTTTCTCAAGCTTATCTACACGTTGTTTTGTTTCTATAATAAGTGAATCAAATTCTGTTTCTGTTGATTCAATAGCCTCTAAATCACCTTTTAGTTCATCTTGCCATTTATCTAATTGATCGATGCGCTGTAATGTATTTTCTTTTTTTTGTTGTTGTAGTTTTGCCTCAGATAGTTTATTTTGACGTGAATTAATTGCTGTTTGAATCTTGTTTTTTTTATCTCTAAGGGTTTGAAGATCCGCCGTTAGAACACGTATGTCTTCAACCATACTCTCAATACTCTTTTTAAGTTTATCCTTTTCTTCTGCAATATAATCTACATCATGGTCCTCGATACTTCGAAGACACACCGGGCACTTCTCTTCATTTGTACCTATTTTTTGATATATATCTTTTCTATACTTGACCTTTGCCTTTTTTTGTGCAACACCTTCTAGACTAGCTTCAATTTTAACACCGCACCCTTCAAGCCCTTCTTCGAGATCTGAAATTGTACTTTGTACCTCTTCAACATTTACCTCTTGTATGTCTTGAAGTTCTTTTTTAAGTTTTTCTTTTTCTTTGGTATTATTCGCTTGACGTGAGAGGTATTTTTGCTTTTTTTCTTTTCTTGTTCGAAGAATTCGCTGCTTTTGATCTTCATAATTTTTATATGCCTTCTCAATCTCTTCTAATTTAGTTAATTGTGTATCATGATCACGTGATATTTCATTATATTCATTACGTAAAGCAGTCAACATCGTACTAAATATTTCCATTCCAAAAATGTCCTCAATAAACTTTCGTTTTTCAATTTTATTTTTAGCCATAAAAGGAACTGCATTGTTTACTGTCATAATAACACAGTTTTGAAAGATAGAGGGGGATGCGCTTAATACCTGATTTATATATAATGTAGTATTTTTAATACTATCACGAGTTCTATCTACACCGTCTTTAAAAATTAAAACTTTGGAAGGTGATAGTGTACGAATAATCTTATAGTTATTTTTGCCTTTAGGTGAATCTAATTCGAAGTCTAGTTCAATATGAGTCTTACCGTTCGTAAGGTTATTAGGTATAAGGTCTTTTTTAAGTTCGCGTAATGTCTCGCCGAAAATAGCAAAATATAAAGCGTCAGCTATAGTACTCTTACCAATAGCATTTCTTCGATCAGGCTTATCTTTATTTTTACCTGTAATAACATGAAGACCCTTATCAAACTTAATTGTAACCGGGTCCTCACCTACAGATAAAAAATTTACTATACTAAGCTTCTTAAAGTTTACTTTTTTCATATAAACCAAGAGTATATTTTATTATCTCTTTTTTGTTCTTAATTTCAAGGAGATTTACAAACTCTTCTATAGCTTGAGGTATGTCAATCCCAGATAGGTCTTCTTTATCTTGTGTATCATCAATTAATCTATTAAAATTTATGTCATAATCTACAGTTAATGATTCCGGGCGCAATAAAGAAAGCTTTTTAAGAAGAATATCCATATCTTGTTGAGATATATTCATGTCTACTTTTAATTTTACTATATTATTAGTAAAAAGACTTACTACGCGTTGTGTAATATTACCCTCTCTTACTAACTCACTTAGTGAGATCTTTTTATAATTCGGTGATACATTATTTGGAAAAAAATCATATTCCAAATCGTCTAAATTAAGAACATAATATCCTTTTGTATTATCTGTGTCACCAAAATCCATTTGAAAGGGATTACCAACATACAAAATAGTACCCTTTCCAAACTTTTTTAAGTGTCGAGTATGAAAATGTCCTGATATAATTAAGCTGCTCTTTCTAAGTAAGTCCTTTACTTTAAGGCCATCTTCACATACCTTATAAGAGTTCATTTTAAATGTTTCTATTTCAAAATGACCGAATAATATGTCGCTTTTTGGAATATCCTTAACATTAGTATTCCACGGACAAAAAGTAATAGTACGGTCAAACGCTTCTATGGTTTCTGGATCATTTAAAATAGTTACATTTTTACGCTTTTTAAAAATAGATAAGGAATTAACATCAGTTCTATGTTTATAGTACATATCATGATTACCTGTTATAGCTATAATATTAAAGTCTGCTAAAATATCTAAAATATCAGCAGATACCTGTAGCGTGTTAACAGAAATTTCACTGCGATTATGGTGCCAATCACCGCAAAATATTATATCCTTAATATTTTTCTTCTTACATTCATCTTTAAACCAATTTGCCCATTCAATAGCATAATTATGCCAGTCTGAGCTGTTTGAATGTACACCGAGATGAAGATCTGAAAAGATAGCTATTTTCGGGCTATTAAGTTTAGTAATCATTCTCCTCATCAGGGGGCTTTACATACACATGCCCATGTGTATTTTCTGGATCTGACATATATTCATCATACATCTGCTCCCTATAGCTTGTTATAGCAGCGTGGTGCTTTTTTTCCTTCTTTATACGATTTATAAACGCGTGATAAGCAATAGTGGTAAAATATGAGAAGGGATTTGAGCCAGTATCAAAATTAAATTTTTTATTCTTTAGAGCAGAGTACATTTTAATTAAAGCATCACCAATCATATCATCTTTGTATGTATAATTGATAAATGAAGCATTGTAACTTAATCCATATGCAATTTTTTTAATGTTTTCCGCTAAGTCGTCGGTTAAATTATCAGTATCATAATATTTTTGTAATGATTCTCTAAAAACCTTAGGCTCTATATAATAGGGCTTTTTTTCCTTTTTTGATTTGGCTTTTTTCTTTTTTGTCGACATTTTTATGATTATAGTATGTTATTATTACTTTTCAATAATATTTGTTTCGGTAAACTTAATTTTTTCTTTTTCATATATTTCTTTTCGCTTTTCACAATGTCTAATTCCGTATCTCAGCCTATCGCAAATATCAAATATAATTAATTTTGATTTTAGGTTATGTTTTCGTAATCCTCGACCAATTGATTGCACAGTTCGTATAAAAGACTTGCCACCAGACGCAAAAATAATGTTATGGAGATTTTTAATGTTAACTCCTGTGGAAAAGATAGCGCTTATCGCCACACACACAACATTTGTATCTGTTTCCATTATTTTCTTAATTTTATCACGTTCTTCAACGTCTACCTCACCTCTAATAAAGTATATCTGTTTATTTTCCAGTATATCTAGGTATTCTTTTAGTAACTCCCCATGTTTAATGTGATTTACAAGAATTAATGTATTATTGTCAAGCTTATCACACAGTTTAGTGAGGAATTCGTTCCTAAACGGGCTTTCATAAATAAAATCCAGCTCTCCACGGTAGTGATCATCAGTATCATACCTTGGAACCGTGTCATACTCTAAATTTAGCACTTTTACAGCTACATTAGCTAAATAATCTTCTATTCTTAGTTCGTAACTTGTTTTCTCATATATAACTGGTCCCAGTTTCCCTATGATTGACCACTTATCTAGGTTATTTTCAGGTAGTGTACCTGTAAATCCGTATTTGTTAGGTGTTCTTATCCTAGATACTATTTTACTAATCTTATTTGATGCTTTTATCTTATGACACTCATCAACAATAAGTAGATCTATGTGTTTTAACCAGTCATTCTGTTCAAAACGACTTTGAACAATGCCAATATTGCAAATTATAACATTTGCTGTGAGATCCGGCTTAGTTTTACCTGTCCACTTAGTTATTTTAAAGGTAGTACCACAATTTAAGAACTCATCATATGTTTGAGTCACTAATCCCAAGTCAGGCACAAGCACTATACACTTAAATGTGTCTTTATCACTACTATCTCTAAAGTAATTCTCAATTAATGCCGCGGTTGTAAAGGTTTTACCGGCTCCAGTACCCAAAACACATGTGCCTCTACCTATTTTAAGTGCTTTATTAACAACATCTTCCTGATATTCTCTTAAATCAAACGCAAAGTCCTTATAAAGATCTATATCTTTACCTACTTTTAGTACCTTTTGAAGTTTATCACTAGTAGCTGTCTCTTTTTTACCTAAAAACTTTTTTATCTCCCAATATAGACCTATTTCACATGCACCTGCACTAGTAATAGCATATTTTCTAGGTGGTATGTATCGACCATATCGCCTGCCATAGCGTGCTGCATCATTTACAATGCTAAAATGCTCTCTTACACGGTTAAACAGATCTAAATCTTCTGTCTTTAATAGAAGCTTACGCGTAGATGGGTTATAATCGAAGGTTAGCATTAATATTGCTCCATTTTGTTCATATCTATAACGTTTTTAATCTCCCAATGCATGTTGCTAAGAATCTTTTCCACCTTTTCCAAATATTCTATAATAGTATCTTGCTCTTTTATACTATTATTAAGCTTAACTACAGATTCATACCGCTCGGCAGCAGATTCTGCAGATGTTTGATTAATGCGAACAGGGGAATCTTCAATTACCTTCTTAACTAGATCCTTTTTAAGCTTTCGCTTTTCAGTAATAAGATCGTTTCTTTTAATTTTAGCCTCTACTAGTCTCCCTACCCAAAAATGCTTACGAGCCGGGAGTCTTTGCTGTTGTTGTTTAAGGTTTAAATCATTGAGTACTAGATCTTCTCCGATCTCTTCCATGTACTTTTTTAGCAATTTCACAATATTATTATAAATATTATTGTAATGGAATCAAGAGGCAGATTTGAACAGTTATTCTTTAAAGTGTTAAAAGAGAACAATACCGCGGGGGCAGGTGGGTCTTTAGGTGAACCTGACGTACCGTATGCTAATGATGATGCGAGAATACCTAAATTATTAGGACAAGGTAAGGTTCAAACACGTAAAGGATCCACTGGTGGTAAAAAGAATAAAAAGAAAAAAACTGATGGTTTAGATGAGGTGTATCTAACAGGGAAAGAAAATGAAGAAGGTGTCCCCGAGGAAGATGCTGAAAAAGTCGATAAAGATCGCATGAAATGTAACAGTCCTCGTCGCACTTCAGGTGGTTCTAAGAAGTTTGTTGTTAAGGCTTGTAAAGACGGTAAAGAAAAGATTGTTCGCTTCGGTGATCCAAACATGAGAATCAAGAAGAGTAATCCTAAGCGTCGTAAGTCTTTCCGCGCTCGTCATAAGTGTGATCAAAAGAAGGATAAGTTCTCTGCTGGTTATTGGTCTTGTAAGAAGTGGTAGATTTAGGTCATTGGAAGGGAGTCCTCGAAGAGAGCGTAGACTTACCTTACGGATTCATTTATAAGATAACAAATCTTACTAATGACAAGAAGTATATCGGTAAAAAGCAGTGCCAGACTGTTAAAAAACGACCACCATTAAAGGGTCGAAAGAATAAGCGACACGAAACCGTAGAAACTGACTGGAAAACCTACACTTCTTCTTCAAACGAACTCAATGAACATATAAGAGTACACGGAAAAAATAATTTTAAGTTTGAAATCTTGAGATGGTGTGATTCAAAATGGGAGTTGAGTTATTATGAAGCTAAGCTACAATTTGAAGAAGAAGTATTGTTAAAAGATGACTACTATAATGGAATCATCAACCTTAGAATCGGTAAACGACGAAACTAGTCATATATATGTGCCGAATATTCACAAAACTATCATTAATCTTAATTATTTCTTAGCTAAATCTTTCAAAGAGTATAATTATCATCTTGTCGAAAATGATTTAAAGTTAAAACGCCATGATAAAAATAAGCTTGGTATACATTTTATCTTAAAACAAGTAATTGAGGCAGTTAATACTGATAAAGAGCATAAAAAGCTGTTTTATTATAGAATGGATGAAAAATATCTGGAATATCAGCTTGTAAAGCGCATCTTTAACGTGTTACCAAGTATAATTAAGTATGGAAAAGTAGCATTTAGACAGTTTATTAAGGAACAAGACTATGAAGTATGGAAAAGTCCTTCTACTGCTAAGTTATCCTTCCAAAACTTTCGAAATTTTCTTAAGAGGTATGATTTAAAGCATTTAGAAAAAGAGTTTCTTGCAGATGTAAATATAAAACTTTCATTACTTCCATAAATATATACATGAGTAAGTTTCTTGAATTGGTAGAAGAAAACAATCCCGAAAAAGATATTGACGCCCTTACAGATGCTAAAAGATCGTTGGAGAGGCTTTTATTACAGAATAAAATTACGGCGGAAGCGAAGAAATGGCATGATATATTAACTGTAACGCTACCAGATAAGCGAGTTGTTACCCTGGAGGTTAAAGATGTTCAACACCCAGTTGAAGATCAGGAAGTGACAATAGATAAAGGAAATACTGAATTTAATGTAGATGATGCTGTTGAGAGTCTTGGAGCTAAGGCAGCAACGGGACTAAAGGGGTTTGGCGCCAAAATACTTGGTACTGCAGCGCAAAACGCAAAGGCTGCTGTAGAAGAGCGTGAAAAGTTGGGTAAAGATGCCACAGGATTATATAAAGCTAAAAATAGACAGTTTAAGAAAGCTATACAGGACGAAAAAAAGGGTGGATATTAACAGTATGAAGACCTTAAGATTAATAGAGCGTTACATGAGACTGCTCGAGCAAGATGATGCTGAAGTAGAAAAAGTTGATGTTGTAGAAACTGAGCCAGAGCCAGTTGATCCAGGTCAGCAGGCAATTGCTGAGTTGATAGCTGCTGCGTTTGCGTATCCTCCGACAAATGATGATTCGGCTACAATTGAAGAGATAGAGGAATTAATAGTGGGTACACATAATCAAGCGCCGAATACATCAGATACAAATCCAAGAGAATTAATTATTAGTATAATAGGCAAATTACCGGAAAAATTACAAAAAATATATACTGTAGGCCCTGCAGAAGGAGCAAACCCTTATATTACACCTGAGTCGGAGATACCGTTATCCCAATTATTAGCTAATGCATTTAAATACAGGCCAACTACACATGAAGGTCTTATAGCTACAGCTGTTGTTAACCAGTATCTCGGACCTGGTATTGAGGATGAGGATCGAGATCCTCAAAAAGTTATCGAGACAATACAAAGACTTCTAGAATTTACAGACGAGCCTCTGGAAGATGAACTCCTAGCTATGAATTTAGACGAAAAATAATATTATGGACTGGTCATTAGAAAAGATATATAGCCAACAAGTACGTGGTAATATTCCGCCGCGTAGACATCTCCATGTGTTGAGTGAGCAAGACGGGGACGAAAATACTCCGCAAGAGCAGAGGCAAGTAGAGCATACTGTCGATAAGATAAAGGATTTAATTGATGATATCGATATAGATCAGAGCGACCCTGATCAAATGAAAAAGCTTTTTAATATTATTTCTGGGTTTGAAGGTTATAGGCCCATTAAACGTACATTAGAGGGTAAAGGGTTTAATCCTAAAGTATTAAAGAAATATTCTAATGAAATACTATCTTTAATAGTAGATTTACCTAGAGAGGAAAAACAACAATTTTTTGAATTTTTAGAAAGAGGGAGTGATGTTCAGTTCCCGGAAGCTGAAGATGGTAATTTATATGATTTATTAACTGATGTGGCAGGGGTATCACGTGGTGTTGCTGAAGAGATTATGAAACACACCGGACAAGATGCTGCTAAGCGGGGTGTTGGAATGGGTGAGTTGGCATTAGCTTTATTATTTTCGAATATAGATTCTGCTGGCGGAGTTAAGAGTAAAGAAGTCGCTGCAGCGGAAGATGAAAGAGTTAATTATAACGCTTCAACTATGAGGACGGGATCTAAAAATTATGATCAACGCGCGGTCGATGCATGGAAACAAAGTAAAGCGAGACTAGAAGCAGCAAGAAAATTAGGTATAAAGGGTGATCTTGAATTAAATGGAAAAGAATTTGAAATTAAAGGAGAAAATGCATCTCTCGGACCAACATCTGATGCTATACAGCCGGCAAAAACCAAACCAGCTGCTTTACAGTTCTTAACAGATAGAATGGGTATAACTGTCACAGGTAACGGTTATGATGTTGGTGGAAAGCCTGCTGGTAGTCAATTAGGTCATTTTCCAATAGCAGTATCTGAAGCTTATAAGTTAGCTTCAAATGAAGGAAAGGCTCAAGAGTTTGAACAGTCTTTTAAAGACTATTTAAAACAATTTGGCAAGTTTGATGATGATGTATTGAATAGTAGTGTATATAATACAATCAATTTATCTAATCCAGGTACTATTCAGAGAGGTATTGCTGTTTTAAATTTATATAGATACACTAAAGAAGAGGGATTTCCATATTTTATGGCTCATGATGTGGGAGCCGGGGGTGCAGGTACAGGTAACTATGTATTTGCTGCTGGTGAAACTCCGGAAGAAATAGCTCGTAAAATATATAATAACAGAAAAGTAAAATTCGAAAAAGTAGCCTATAACGGATTGAGACCGAGAATCGGATTTTTACCTACATTTGTTGAGGATAATGAAATTGTTGAGAAATTATGAAAAACTTTAAGCTATATTTCGAAGATTACGCCTTGCTTACTGAGGCTAAGACACCAGGTCACATAGATCATCTTGAAGAACTGATTCTTCTTAGAGGTCAGGAGGGCTATGACGAGGCCAGGACAGCTTTAACCAACTTACTCAGTCACTTACAGGGAAAAAGTAAGAAAAAAATAGGTACTTCAGTAAAATGGGACGGGGCTCCTGCTATTATTGCTGGTAAAAACCCGAAAAATGGTAAGTTCTTTGTTGGTACTAAGTCTATTTTTAATGTACCAGGTGGTCGTAAGGGGCCATTGATAAACTATACTGAAGCAGACATTACCCGTAACCATGGTGATGCCCCGGGATTGGCGAAGAAGCTTAAATTAGCTTTAAATTTACTCCCACAATTAGGAATAAAGGACGTATTATGGGGTGATTACATGTTTGCCCCAGGCGGTAAAAAAAGTAAGGGTATAATAGAGGAGGAAGATATAGATGGTATACCTCACTACACATTTAAGCCAAATGAAATTAAATATGCTGTAGAAGTTGATTCAGAGCTTGGTAAAAAAATAGCTGAGAAAAGAAATGGTATAGGTATAGTATTCCATACACAATACCACGGTAAAAAGAATGATTTTCCACGGGAAGGTAACTGGGGCCCGATGAATGCCGGTATAGTTAACAAGTTTGCCGATGTTCCGGATCTATGGGTTGATGATGCACGCTTTACGGATGACACTGGTGTGGTGACTTTAACTGAAGATGAAGCGAAGCAAGTTAAGGACATAATTAAGACTGCTGATTCTTTAAAGGTTAATTATAATGAATTACCGGATGAAGAACTTAAGATTTACTTAAACAGGGAAGTGCAAAGCAGGGAGTTTATAAGGGATCCAGAAAATTCATATAGAAAATTTATTGATTGGTATTCGGAAAGAGAGAGAAAAAAATGGCAAAATGCAAAAGAGGCAACGCAGATAAAGCGTAATGAAGCTCTAGATGCGACTTTAGCTAACTTTGAATCGAACAAGGATGATTTTATCAATATGTTTAAAGTGAGTAGTTTATTGGCACAGGCAAAACAAATCTTTATTAACAAGTACAATAATGCTGTTTATAACACTAAACACTTTTTTGATGATGGAGACGGGGTGCTGAAGGTAACAAACCCTGAAGGTTATGTGGCTGTTAGTGATGATGGTAATGCTGTTAAGCTTGTCAATAGGCTAGACTTTAGTGCATCTAATTTTCAATCAGGTAAACCCGGGTCGTGAGGACTTTTAAAGAGGCATATATTAATCATAAGCAAGAACTGACTAATAGTACTACTTTTGATGATCTTAAGAACATGCAACAAGTAATTTGTTATCATGTAAGTGATTTTAATTTAACAAAAGAGTCAATCGAACGAAAAAATCTACATGTAGGTCCTTTAACTACATCTGAATATAGAGCGGATTATAAATGGGCTCAGCTTGGTGAAGAAGGCGACCAATACTTGTATAAAGTAGTAGTAAGTTTAGATAAGCTATACCCGGAATTATATGAATATGATGATCCAGAAGAAAACACTAGCATAGCTGAGTCTAAAGGATTCTCTGTAATGGCTTATCTTAATTTGTTTGATGATTATAATCCGGATGGTAGTGTGTACAATGAAGTACCTGCAGGTCCACCGCCACTAGCCCTTGTCATATTAGATCCATCTGCTATAAATAATATTCAGAAGGTAAAAACGTTATTTTACGACGATTGGTATAAGGAACAACTTAATAATGAGAACATTTAGAGAGTATTTTGAAGATATGGAGACAAGAGTTGAGCGAATCGCTCTTCTCCCCGGTGGCTTTAAACCACCTACAAAGGGTCACTTTAATGCTTTAAGGTATTTGCTTAATGATGCTGATAAGGGTATTGTTTTTATTGGTGGTAAGGTACGTGAGGGTATTACATCTGAGCAATCAGAAAAAATATGGAACATATATGCAAAGTATTTTGATAAGCCTGTTAAGGTTGTAAGTGTACCAAACCCGGTAAAGGCAGTTTATGACTTTGCTGATGAGCATTTAGACACTACATTGAAGGTTGGTGCTGGCGGCCCTCGTGAAAATGAAGACGGTACAGTTGACGAAGGTGACATTAAACGTTACAAGTACTTTGAAGATAATGTTGAAAAATATCCATATGTTAATGTAGTTCAAATACCAAGTCAAGAGAAAGGCATGCGTGGATCTACAGTTCGAAAAGAGATTGAGAAGGATATGGAACAGGGCTTAGAGTATTTTGTACCAGAAGAGGTTTCTATTGAAGATAAGGAATCTATAGAAGAAATATTAACAGGCAATTAAATAATAATATGAGAGATCAGAAGCGTAGAGAACAAGCTTTAATGGAGGAGGCTTATCAACAGGTAAATGAAAACTGTATGGGGCCTGGTGTAATGGTTACGCAAGAGCCGATACAGGCAGTTGATATAGATACAGAAAAATGTGGTGAATATGATCAATCAGAAATTGATATGGCAGGTAGAGACTTACTAAAAGCACAAGAATATGCTGCTAAGTTAAGCGAAATCGTTCAACAACTACCTGGTCTAGATGGATGGGTTGCTTCTAAAATTACAAAAGCAGCAGATTATCTCTCTTCTGTGTTTCATTACTTGGATTATGAAGAAAATGAAAAAGAAGTTGCGGTAGATGTACAAGAAATTGAATTACCGATAGGTCAATTTAACACGGGATACGAAAACGTAGAGGAGACTTGACCTTTCTCTTAAATAGCAGTTGCTATGAAGAAATTTAAACAGTTTTTTGTTGAAAAGCAGGTATTAGGCCTCGTTGAGTTCTTTGACATCGATGGTATAGGTAAGGTACCTGCTAAACTTGATTCAGGTAACGGTGCTTACAATGTCATAAACGGTCAAGATATACAAATTCAAGGAAATAAGGTATTTTTTAGGACAGAGAACGGTAAAACCCTCTTAAAAGACAAAAGAGGTGACATAGATATTAATATCGGTGAGGGTGAAATAAGGCCGAGACCTGTTGTAGAGCTTGATTTTAGGATTGGTAAAAAGGAATTTAAAGGAATTCCATTTAGTATTGCTGATAGATCAACAAATCTGTATAAAATACTTGTCGGTAAGGACTTTATTGAGAATCATCTTGATGCTCTTATAGA